CGACACCGCAGCTCCCCATCCATCCGTAGCGTTCGAAAGAAGACCACCCAATGGCACGGATCCGCTCGATCAAGCCGGAGTTCTTCACCTCCCTGACGATCGCCGAGCAGCCGTTGTCCGCGCGCCTCACCTTCATCGGCCTGTGGACCTACGTCGACGACAACGGCGTCGGCATGGCGGACCCGCGTCTCATCCGGGCCGCAATCTGGCCCCTCGAAGAGGCTCCGGACATCCTCCAGAGGACTCGCGAGGATCTCCAGAGCCTTCAGGAAGTCCGCCTCATCACCCTGTACGAAGCCTCCGGACGGCCTCTCGTGTACGTCAACAGCTGGAACGAGCACCAGAAAGTCAGCCACCCCCGGAAGTCGCGATTCCCCACCCCGATCGAGGTCCCGCAAAGCGCTGACCTGGACTCTTACCACCCTCCGGAGGATTACCAGAGTCCTCCGGAGAACCTCCAGAGCCCTCCGGAGGATGACGCCCCTGAGCAGGGAGCAGGGAGCAGGGAGCAGGGAAAAGGAATAGAGGGAAATCCGGAGCCTCCGGCATCCGGCGAAACCTCCCCCCGCCCCGACGTCGAACGCGTCTGCCAGCACCTGGCCGCCGTCATTGAAAAGGGCGGCACCAAGAAGCCGCGGATCACCAAGACGTGGCGCAACGACGTCCGGCTGCTGCTCGACGTCGACGAGGTCACCACCGACCAAGCCGTCGCTGCCATCGACTGGGCGCACGCCGACGACTTCTGGCAGGCGCACATCCTCAGCCCGGGAAAGCTCCGGGCCAAGTACGAAACCCTCCGCCGCCAGGCCATCGCCCAGCAGCGCAAGCGCGCACCCCAGGGCCCCGCCACCGCACCCCGCGAAATGACCGAAGAGGAGATCAGCGATGCCCTCAAGTTCTGACGAGCCGACCGCCCGGCAGTCCTGGATCGCCGAGCGCCGCGACGCCGCCGTCGCCACCTTCACCGCCAAGATCCCCGGCATCTACCAGGCGAGCATCGAACTGGAGCCGCCCGTCGCCGCCTGGGCCGCCGGCGACTCCGACTGCCCCAGCCTGTTCCTCACCGGCCCGATCGGCGTCGGCAAGACGCACTCCGCCTGGCAGGCCGCCCGCCAGTGGGTGCACGGCCAGTTCGGCGACAGCTACCGCGGCAGCCCGGTCGTGGAGATCTACCGCTCGACGGCGCTGTTCGACGCACTGCGCCCCGACGCCCACGACCACTCCGGCCGTGCGCTGGTGAAGCATTTGCAGAAGGTCGACCTGCTGTTCATCGACGACTTGGCGGCGGCCCGGCCGTCGGCGTGGACACAGGAGCGCCTCTTCGAAATCTTCGACGAGCGGTACATCAACCGCCGGCCCGTGCTCGTCACCTGCGACGTGCTGCCCTCCGCGCTCGTCGAGGTCACCGGCGACCGGGTCCGCTCCCGCCTTGCCGAGATGTGCCGCGGCGGCGTCGTCCTGCTCCAGGGCGCCGACCGTCGCCGAGGAGCCGCCGCATGAGCAACGACCTGTGGGAGACCCCCCTCGACGGCCAGCCCGAACAGGCATCCCGACCCGCCGACCTCGACGCCGAACGGGTCGTCGTCGCCTCCGCCATGGCCCAACCCGAACTCATCGACGAGATGGCCGCCGAGTTCGACCCCGCCGACATCACCACCGACTGGCTGCGCTGGACCTGGCACGCCACCGACGAGATCCGCCAGACCCTCACCAAGGGCGAGATCCGCTGGCAGGCAGTCCACCGGCAGCTCGCCGCCTGGAAGGCTTCCGACTACCTGCCCATCCCCTGCCCCGGGGAGATGCAGCTCTCGGACCTGTACCTCGTCGCGAACCCGGGGGCCGCACCCTGGTACGGAGAGAAGATCACCAAGGCGGGTGTGGCGTCCCGTGTCATCGCCCACGGCCACAACGCGATCCTCCGCGGCAGGTCGGCCGCCTTCGACGCCGACGAAGACGTCGCCGCCATCCAGGCCGAACTCGACGGCGTGGTCCGCACCAGCGCGCAGGCCGAACTCTCCACGATCGGCGACCTCCTCGGCGACTCCCTGGTCCGCGCAGTCACCGAGCCGACCCTGGAAGACCGCATCCCCACCGGATTCATCGACCTCGACAACCTGCTGTGCGGCGGCTGGGCGCCCGGGCAGCTCGTCGTCGTCGGCGCCCGGCCGGCCATGGGCAAGACCACGCTGGCGCAAGACTTCGCCCGCGCGGCGGCCATCACCAACAAGATCCCGACGCTGATCGAATCGCTCGAAATGGGCAAGGAGGAACTCTCCGACCGGATCCTGTGCGCCGAAGCCCGCATCCCGCACCACCACCTGAAGCAGGGCAAGGCCACGGACGTCGACATGGCGCGTGCTGCCCACCGCGCACCCGCCATCGCTGCCGCCCCGATGCACGTCAACGACTCGCCCGTCTTGTCGATGCCGATGCTCCGCGGCCAAGTACGGCATCTGGTGCGGACGCTCGGGCTGCGCCTGGTAGTCGTCGACTACCTGCAGCTGATGCAGGTCGGCAAGGCCGAGAACCGGCAGCAGGCCATCGCCGACCTGTCGCGGTCCTTCAAGCTGCTGGCCAAGGAGTTCGGCATCACGGTGATCATCCTGTGCCAGCTCAACCGCGGGCCCGAACAGCGCACCGAGAAGAAGCCGATGGTGTCCGACCTGCGCGAGTCGGGTGCAATCGAGCAGGACGCCGACATCGTGATCCTCCTCCACCGCGAGGACGCCTACGAGAAGGAAAGCCCGCGCGCCGGCGAGGCCGACCTGATCATCGGTAAGCACCGCGGGGGCCCGACCGCAACGATCACCTGCGCCTTCCAGGGGCACTACGCCCGCTTTGTGGACATGGCCGTCACGTGAGTCTCAGCCCGGAGGACATCGCCGCCCTCCGGAAAGACGGCGACCTCGAAAGCTACCTGCGCTCCCTCACCGGAGCGCCCCCGCTGAACGCGGCGCCAGTCGAGCCGGCCGCCCCCGAGGAACCGGACTACGTCATCCCGCACCGCGGCGCCTGGCCCATCGGTACCGCCTCCAGCGGACCGACCCCCACCCACGGCAAGTGCACCTGTCCGAAGTGCCTTCGCCCCGACGCCGCTTGATCACCGTCGCCCGCCCCCATCGCCACCCCCCGCCATCCACACGACAGGAGCAAACCGTGAGTACACACCTGATCGAGTTCGGGCCCGCCTGGCCCATCCCGCCGATCACCGTCGACTACAGCGCCCCCACCGCCGCCGCCCGGACCGTGGCCGAGCACGCCATCCCGTACCTGAAGCCGCTGCTTGCCGAGGCGGGTCACCCCGAGTACGCCGACTGCATCTTCCACACCGACCGAGCGCGGACCGTCGGCCAGTTCCTGTGGCTCAACCTCGCCGGCCGGGAGGGCGCCCGCTTCTGCCCGGCCCGGCTCACGCCCGTCGCCGCCGCCCCGTCCACGACCTGACCCGCGAGTAAGGAACCGATGTGACCAGCACCGATCCCGCCCCCTACGTCCAAGCCACCCGCTACGAAATCTCCCTGTTCCCCGAAGACTCCGAACCCCGCCACTACTTCACGATCACCGTCGAATACCGGGGCGCCGGCCGGTGGGCGGTCCTTGACGGCCGGTACTGCCTTGGCCGGGACGGCGAGTGGGAGTACGAGCCGCTGCCGGCCGCCCGTGACGAGGAGTGGCTTGCCGGGCACCGCTTCGACCTGGACACGGCGCAGCAGCTGGCGAAGCAGGCCGCGCCGGGTCTGGTCGTCAACGGGATCACTGCCGCCGAGGCGTACCGCCGTAACCCGCCCCGGCATGTCGGCGGCCGGGTCAACGCGGAGGACTGTCCGGCCTGCCACGGCAGCAACCCGCCCTGGCCGTTCATCTGCCCCGGACGCGACGGAGCCGACCGATGACCGCCGCCGCTGTCTCGTCTGTCGTCTGACCACCCACAACCACCAGGAGACCCCTCGTGAAAGTCCCCGCCACCGTCCTCGAAGTCCTCGACCGCGCCCTCACCGACGGCAACCGCCTCACCCTCACCGGCACCCTGGACCGGAAGCTGTACCAGGACACCGCGAAGGTCCTGGAAGCCGCGGGCGGCAAATGGAACCGCCGGGCGAAGGCGCACCTGTTCGACGGCGACGCCGCCGACGCCATCGAAACCCTGATCCTCACCGGCGAGATCACCAGCAGGCGGCAGCAGTTCGGCTACTTCCCCACCCCCGCCCCGATCGTCCAGCAGCTTCTCACCCTGGCCCGGATCGAGCCCGGCATGCGCGTCCTGGAGCCGTCCGCCGGCCACGGAGCCATCGCTCTGGCCGGCGCTGACGCCGGGGCGCTGGTGGACTGCGTGGAGATCCAGCCCGACCATGCCGAGAAGATCCGCGACGCCCACCACCCCGACGTCACCGTCCTGGTCGCGGACTTCCTGACCACCAGCCCGCAGCCCGTGTACGACCGGGTGGTGATGAACCCGCCGTTCGCCCGGCAGGCCGACATCGCCCACGTCGAGCACGCGTACACGGCTTTGCGGCCGGGCGGTCTGCTGGCCGCGGTGATGTCGGCCGGGGTGACGTTCCGGCAGACGGCTGCCGCGGTCGCGTTCCGGGCGCGGGTCGAGTCGCTCGGCGGCACGCTGCATCCGCTGCCGGAAGGTGCGTTCCGCGAGTCGGGGACGGGCGTGAACACGGTCATAGCCGTGCTGCCGAAGCCCGCCGCCTCGTCTGCCGTGTAGCCCCCGCTCATCACGAACCCCCGGAGACCCGATGACCCCGTACTGGGAAGACCCCGACAGCGGCCTGCAGCTCTACTGCGGAGACATGCGCGACGTGCTCCCGGCCCTGGACGTCAAGGCGGATTTGATCTTGACGGATCCTCCCTACGCCGAGACGAGCCTCGCCTGGGACCGGTGGCCCGACGGCTGGCCCGCCCTCGCCGCTTCGGTCGCCTCGTCGATGTGGTGCTTCGGCTCGATGCGCATGTTCCTCGACCGCGGCCCCGAGTTCGCCGACTGGAAGTTCTCGCAGGACTACGTGTGGGAGAAGCACAACGGGACCGGCTTCGCCCGCGACCGCTTCCGTCGCGTCCACGAAACAGCCACCCACTGGTACCGCGGCAACTGGGCCAGCATCCATCACGAGACGCCGCTCATCCCGGCCCAGTTCAATGCCAAGGGCCGCACCACATCCCACAGCGCGGTCGTCGTCCCGCACACCGGAACGATCGGCGCTCACTCGTACACCGAC